TTTTAACTTTTGGTGTTTATTTATCTACATTGGATGAGTACAATTGTAACATAAAAAGGGGTGACTACATAGGTGTTCAAATTACGCCAGAACATATGGAATACTTTACTGTTACAGACGATGGTTTAGTGGATTCATATTCAAACAAAAAGACAATGTTTGGAACGAGGCCGTTTTATCGTAAGATATCTTGCGCCTCAATTGATAAGAATGAATTTAACGGTTAATTAAATGGGTACAAGAGTATATAAAAACTTTATCAGATTAAGACAGGGATATGACCCGATAGAAAATAGAGAAAACTTGACGAAAGAACCGTTGAGTGATGGTACTCCATTTCCTAAACCACTACAATACAAGGACATTGATATTGCATTTAAAGAGTGAGTTGAGACAAAACTGGATATTTCTTTTGAGGGTAAACAGTTACAAACTATTTGTCTATTTTCCAATCAACGTTTTTCGGAGTTTATGCAAGCATGGGAATATACTGATGAAAGTAAGAACATGCTCTTGAACTTTAAAGTAATCACTAGGGAAAATAACCCAAAAGACGGTACAATTCAAGGTGGTGATAAAAACATACCTGGGGATAGGACTTTCTTAATGAAAAGGGTGCTTGTAACTGATAAAAACGGAAGGGTGTACATAAAGGATTATCGAATCAGACAGCCGTTTTGTGTTGATTTATCCTATCAAGTTAGTGTTGTAACCAACAAGTTTGAACTACTGAATCAATTCAATGAAATGGTAAATGATAGGTTCAAGGCGTTTCAAGATTACATCAAGCCAAATGGCTATTATTTACCTATGGAGTTGAAGGATATATCAGATAAATCGGAATACAACATCAATGATAGACAGTTCTTTTCACAAACGTATAACATTTTAGTTATGGCTTACATATTAACTGAAAATGATTTTGTTGAAGAGGAACGACCTGTTATGAGGTCAATATGCCTTGACGATAGTGGCCCAAGAAATAGAAACTCCGTTGAAATTGAAGAGTGTGAAGATAAAAGTATGCTCATCATTTACGTGAAACCAAATGAAAATAAAGTGACTTTCACAATTGATAGGGACTTTACTGTTGATGAGGTTGAACTCACCAATATCAGAAACTTTTCCGTTAAGGTTAACGATAACCCTTTGGATAATTATGAAGGTTATGAATTCAAGGAAAATGATAAAATACAAGTGTTTTCTGTGAGAAAGTTTTATAATGATGCGGAGGGTAAAATCATATTCACGGATAATTCCTAACTGCAATTCTTTAATTTTCAAACGGAAAAAGATTTTTGAATAATTACAACTATTTATAAGAAAATAATAAGATTAAACACATAACAAGATGATTATAAACAATGCAAGAGGGAGCCACAGTTCTCCTGGTGTTTATACAAAAGAGGTTGATGTTACCTATTCAACAAAGAGTCTTGGCATCACTACATTAGGTGTTGCTGGTGAAACTTTGAAAGGCCCTGCTTTTGAACCAATTAGAATCGAAAAATGGGATGATTTTGTTGATTATTTCGGTGGAACATCAACTGAAAAGTATAAGGGAAGCCAATATCCAAAATATGAGTTGCCTTATATCGCAAAAGAATACTTGAAAGAATCAAGACAATTGGAAGTTTGCCGCGTTTTAGGACTTTCAGGATACGATGCTGGCCCAGCATGGGTTGTAAAAGCAAACATTACTTCTGGCACTGAAACAGGTAGTTACGTATTGGCCGTGTTACGTTCAAAAGGATATTATGACGGCGCAAGTGATGCACAAGGTTGTGAGAAGGGTGATGATGATAAATTGAAGTTTTACGTGAGTTCAGTAAAGATTGACAAATATGTTGAGACAGTATATGACGGTAATTGCAATTCCATATCTTCTGTTACAAGTGATACTTGGTCAAATATTGGACATGTGTCAGTTGGAGACGATGTTGTAAAAAACTTGGGTAAGTTTACACTAGAAGTAACCCTTGAAACTTCAGGCACTGACACAGCAGAAACACCTACGAAGTTTTATTATCCAGTTTCATTGAACTATGGGGACGGTGACTATATTTACAATGTGTTAGGTACTGACCCATTGGGTAGTAGTTATTTGTTCGTTGAGGAGTTTTATGATTACGCACTTAACAGACTTGTTGAAAGCACAACAGGTGTTATTGGTACAATCACAACAGGTGATGCTGAAAAAATCGAAACGTTGAACAACTATAAAGACCACTTCCAGTGCGCAGTAACTCCTTGGATTGTTTCAGAATTACATACAAGTGGCAATAAAGCTAATGTTACCAGACTGTTCAAATTCTATACAATTTCAGACGGTGATGCTTCAAACAAGCAAGTTAAAATCTCAATCACAAACATCAAACCAGATGAAGGTACATTTGATGTGTTGGTACGTAATTTCAACGATAGTGACGCTTCACCGTTGATTCTTGAGAAATATTCAAGATGTAGTCTAGTGCCAGGAACATCAAACTACATTGCTTTGAAAATCGGTACGATTGATGGAGAATGGGACATCAAATCCAAATATGTGGCTTTGGAAATGAACAATGACATAGACATTTCAAATTGTGTACCAGCAGGTTTCTTAGGATATCCACTTCATAAGTTTGGTAGTTCTAAAAACTTACCATTGGCATACAATACAGAGCTTAACACAAAAATCAAACCTAAGAGACAATATTTTGGCTTGTCTTCAATAGTGGGAATTGATGAAGATGTTTTGAAATACAAGGGTAACGAATCTGGTATTGAACTTTCAAAAGGATTCCACTTGGACGCATTGTTAAGTAGTGAAATGACTGGCGATACAAGTCTTAATGGTATAGCAAGCTACGACATAGCAGGTGGTACACAGGAAGCAGAGTTTGAGGCAGTAAGTCCATACAATAGTGTTACTACAAAAAGGGTTCCTAGAATTTTAACTGAACGCTATATGGCTGACACAATCTATGCTGATATCAATCTTCGTAAATTCACCGTTTACCCTTATGGTGGTTTTGACGGATGGGATATTTACAGAGAGTCAAGAACCAATACAAATCCTTTCAAGGCAAGTCAATACAAATATGAAATTGATACCATTGAAACTGGTTATACACATACGTTCTCAAATAGAATCCCTGGTTACCTTAACTTACCAGTTGATGCTTTCACATCAGACTACTACGCATATTTAGGTGCATATAATCAGTTTGCAAATAAAGAGGAGGTTGACATCAACTTGTTTGCTACACCTGGTATCGACTTTGTAAACAACAGTTTACTTGTTGAGGATGCACTTGATATGATTGAAGATTCAGATGATGGACGCGGTGGCGATTCATTGTATATTGTAACTGCTCCTAATAAACCATACGGTAGAGGTGAAGCGCAGGAAGATATGTACACAGCAAAGGAAATTGTTGATGGACGTGAAAACGCTGGTATTAATTCTTCATACATCGCAACATATTGGCCTTGGGTCAGATATTATGATGGTGTTGAAAAACGATATATCAACTTACCTCCAACAAAAGACGTTGTTAGAGACATGGCTTACACAGACAGAGTGGCTTATCCATGGTTTGCCCCTGCTGGTATTAATCGTGGTGACGTTAACTGCACAAGAGCTTCAATGAAAACCAAACTTGGTGATGAAGATACACTCTATGACGGTTTGATTAATCCAGTTAAGACCTTTGCAGAAGATGGTGTTAAAATCTGGGGTAATAAAACAATGTACGATGTTGACAGTCCTCTTAACAGAGTTAATGTTAGAAGATTGATGAACCGTGTCAAGAAACTTGTATCAGCTGTCGGAAAAACATTGGTGTTTGACCCACTTGATGATACAGTGAAAGACCAATTCGATGAGCCAGTAAGAAGAATCTTGTCAGAGGTTAAACAAAATAGAGGTATCTACGATTACAGAATCAAATACCTTGACAGCCCAGAGGCAAGAGACCAACACACATTGGCAGCATCTATCGGTATCAAACCTACTCCAGCATTGGAATACATTGACCTTACTTTCACGGTTTATCCAGAAAGTGTCGAATTCCAAGAAGACTAATAATAACAAAAACAAATACACGAAAAAGGGTTCTCGTTTCGGGAACCCTTTTATTTTAATGTGTTTATAATAAAATGAAGTAATTACACAAAAAATGGGGATAAGAAATCTTATCCCCATTAGTTTTTTGTTTTGTACTTTCTTAGTAGGCTAAGATAGCGTAGTCCATTTTAAGGGTTACAGTAACTTCTGCAAGACTATCATCACTCATGGATAAATCACCGAAGTCAACCACCGTTGCAAACACATTTTTGAGTATCCACTTCTGTGCAACTACACCGTTAGGGTCAAGCATTTCAAGTTCTACATCCCTCTTATATCCAGCCGCATAACCTTGTCTACCAGACACAGATTCGGTTCCAAGTCTAACCCATTCCATAACGGCTTGTGAGGTTGAAGGACCAATAGGGTCACGGAAAACTACCTGAATATCATCCCAAGTATAACGGCCCAATACCCAAGTAGAAGTATTAAGGAATTGAATTTCTGTTGCCGCTTGATTAATTGATGGTCTTTTTGCTGAAGA